GGATGATAGTCGAAATCCACTCAGTAATATTCCAGATCTTCAAGTACGACATCTAGTTATGCAAGTGTTAGCTTGGATGTGGTGTATCGTATTTGCATTTATAGTTGGTAGTTGGACTGCATTTGGTGTAAGTGTTATCGGACACGTTATTCTACTTGCAGCTATTGCAATTACTGTAGGAACTTTTGAAACAGCCAAACGATCTCCACAATACTTTGGTGGACTTGGTAGAGGCGCAGGTGGAGAACACGAATGAGAAGTGTAGATAGAGATGTAAAGGCTATGGCGCAAGGTATGGATGCTATAGATAAACAAATAGATATTTTAAGTGGTAATATTAAGCTACATAAAGCGGAACGTATGAGACTAGCAAGGTTATCTGCAGTCAAAAGTCAATTAATAGATAATCCTAAAGACTGTGCAAAATTGGTGAAACGATACAAGGAAATGCAAAATGAACGACGGTCCTCTGAAATCAGCGCTTGACAACTTATCGAGTCAAGGTGTAATTAGACGTGAATTAGTTACGTATAAAATGAAAAGCGGTAAGATGATTCGTGAAATTATTTGTAGAGAATATCGATCAGATGGAGATTATACTGATCATTCTATTTCTACTCCTCTTAGCGGAGGGAGCACTGTATGAAAGCACATAGTATAGAACAAACTGCGGCATGGGCTAAAAGCTGGAACATGAAAGGGTATGAACACATATATCCTGAGAATCGTGAGAAAGCTCGACAGCAAGGCATTAAACAATACAATGATCGAAAGAGAAACAATACTAAGGTTACATCATAATCCTACATCTCAGTAGAAAAAGACGGTTAACGCCGTCTTTTTTTGTTTACTTTCTTGTATAAATAGGGTATAATAAGTCAAAGTGGAGAAGTATATGTTACGATTTCGAACATTTGATATGATAAGGGAAATGTCAATGGGTGCAGAATTAGAAATGGATATGGATTTTCTTCGGAGAGCTGAAAGAGTATCATCGTTTAATTTAATTGAAAAAGACTTTCAGTCAAATACATATCAAAAAGAAATTAGATACTTATATACAAAAAACTTTTTTCCTAATTTTGATCAAAAGTTTTTTGTTAAGGCTCCTACTAAAGATGGACTTAACAAAGCTATCACTGCTTTAAAACAAGAAAGCCGAAGAAGCTTTGAAGCATTACATAATTTTCGTCCGGGTGGAACGGGGCCGGCTGAAGTACTTCTTTTCTTTTTAATTGATGGTGCTCAACTAGGTGGTGCCGGTTCTGCAGGAATGGATTTATTTGTTAATCGAAAAGGTTATGAGATGAAATCTGTGCATGTATCTACTGATGGATTTATAAAAGATTTTAAGCTAGGTGGTACTGCTAACTTATCTGGAATAATAAATGAAAGTATAGCTTTAAAAAGAAAAGCTGATCCTAGAGCATCAAACAAACCGGGTGAAATTAATAAGACACAACAAGACAAGATTGCTAGAATGTTTCCAACACAATGGAAAAATATACAAAAGAAATTTCGAAAAGAAGCTGCAGATTATTTTGGAGACACAAATATAATTTTTACTCGTAGTAAATCAAATAAAGCTCAAATGGGGAATGTTTTAGGAATAGGAACTGTTCCGGAACGGGCTATAGAAATTGATATGTTTACTAGTGGAACTATTAAACCTCTTATTAGAGTGAGCGATATGTAATGAAGTTTGTTGAATATATAACTGAACAAAAGAATACTCATATGACTCATATAGAAGACAAGGTAGTCTATGGTGGAGTCAAAGGAACTAGAGACGCGATCATGGCATTGCGTTCTCTCAGAGATATGCTAGGAGGCGTACATGATGGAAATGTTAGTGTCAAATGGGATGGTGCTCCTGCTGTGTTTGCTGGGATCGACCCTAGTGATGGTAGATTCTTCGTGGCGAAAAAGGGGATCTTTAACAAATCTCCCAAAGTATACAAGAGTAATGCTGATATTGATGCTGATACTAGCGGCGATCTCAGTACAAAGCTTAAGCTCGCTTTACAGTATCTACCCGAGCTAGGAATCAAAGGAGTAGTCCAAGGTGATTTTCTGTATAGTAAAGCGGATCTTAAAACACAAAAAATCAAAAATAAATCGTATGTTACGTTCCACCCCAATACAATCTTATATGCAGTACCGGCTGGCACGGACATGGCCGGGGAAATTAAGGCAGCAAAGATTGGAATCGTGTGGCATACGAGCTACACAGGAAACTCATTCGAAGGAATGAAGCAAAGCTTTGGTGTAGATATATCTAAATTTAAAAAATCAAAGAATGTATGGTCACAAGATGCTATGCTTCGAGATTTGACTCGATATACTATGACACAAAAAGATACAGAAGAAGTAAATGAACACCTAAGGAATGCAGGATTTATATTCAATAAGATTGCAGGCAACACGCTTAGGCAATTAGAAAAGAATAAAATCCTTACACAATTGATTGAGCAACATACAAATTCATATGTACGGTTGCAGGCAATGCCACCTGATCCAGCCAAAAGAGTAGATGCTCTTATAAAGTTTATTCAACAGAAGTATAAAAAAGAAATTGATAAAAGATCTACTGATCAAGGTAAAGATTCACAACGATTAAAACTTGGTGAGATACTAAATTTCTTTTCAAGTAAAAATAAAACAGCACTAAAAAATATATTTGAATTACAAAGATCTATAATTCTAGCAAAACTAAAACTTATAAATATACTTAATCAGCTACAGTCTGTAAGGGCTTTCTTAAAAACTAAACGAGGGTTTAGAACTACGGGCCAAGAAGGATATGTAGCAATTGACAAACTTGGTAGTGATGCAGTGAAAATTGTGGACCGTATGGAGTTCTCATACGCAAACTTTTCACCCAATATATTAAAAGGATGGGATACACCAGGAAGGAACTAACGATGGCAGAAAAACTGCTGCGCTTTAAAGATTTATACATGGCTGAATACCGGCCGGGTGAAGATGAGCTTACAAATTATCGTGCATATAAACGTAAGAGACATATGTACGAAGCTACAAAAATGATATGTAAAGATTGTGGTGATGAACAAGGTAAGCCAACGACTGATTGTCCACACGATTGTAGTGGTGGTCCACACTTTGCTCCACAAGATGACGATGGTAAATCTACTGTTGAAGCATTAACTCTTCAACAACGAATGGCTAAATCCCGACAGCTTAAGCGAATGAAAGCCAAGATCAAAATTGGCCGTGATCGCGCTAAACGAAAAATGGCTGACACTAAAAAATTAAGAAGTAGAGCACGTAAACAAGCTCGTACATTTATTCTTAAGAAACTTACTAAGGGTAAAGGTAAGAGTGAGTTATCATTTGCCCGTAGAGCAGAACTAGAAAAACGTATGGCTGCTCCTGCTGTAAAGAAAAGAATAGATATGTTTGCTAAACGTATGTTTAAAGATGTTCGTAAAAAAGAAGTTGAGAGAAAAAAGGGTTAATGAGTTATTCGTTTAAAACTTTTCTAGCTGAAGAAGAAAAGCGGGTTTATTTTACCTTTGGTAGAATGAATCCACCTACTATTGGTCATGGAAAACTTCTAGAGAAGTTAGCAACATTAGCCGGTAATAATCAATATCGAGTTTATCTGTCTCAATCACAAGATAGTAAAGATAATCCATTACAATATAATGATAAGATAAAGATTGCACGGAAAATGTTTCCTCGTTATGCACGTCGAATCATGTTAAACAAAAAAATTAAAACAGTATTCGATGCTCTACAATCATTATATGATGAAGGTTTTGTTAATGTGGTTATGGTTGTAGGTTCTGATCGTGTTAACGAATTTGATATTCTTATCAAAAAGTATAATGGCAAAAAAGCTAAACATGGTCTTTATAACTTTCGAAGAATAGATGTTGTTTCTGCAGGTCAAAGAGATCCTGATGCTAAGGGAGCTGAAGGAGCATCTGCAACAAAACAAAGAGATGCTGCAAGAGCAAATGACTTTACAACATTTAGCCAAGGATTACCTAGAGTTGTAAATAACTTTGATGCTAAGAAGATCTTCAATAGTGTCCGTAAAGGCATGGGACTTAAAGAACAAAAAGAATTCAAGAATCATATACAATTAGAATCAGTGAATGAAACAAGAGAATCATATGTAAGTGGTGAATTATACAAAGTTGGTGATCAAGTAATTATAAAAAATACCGAAGAGATAGCTGAAGTCAAAGTATGTGGCGCAAACTATGTTATTGTAGAAACGGCTAATGGTCAATACCGAAAATGGTTGGAGGCAATTGAACCTATGGAAGAAGGACTATGGGCAAACATCCGTGCACGTCGTGCAGCAGGTAAGCCAAAGAAAAAACCTGGGCAAAAAGGTTATCCTAAAACTCTTGATATTGAAAGTGCTGCTTATCATAAAGGTGTATCTAAATCTACATCTGATAAAAGGAAAGCACACTTTAGCAAGAATGCTAAAAAGGCTGATAACGATGCTTCTGCATATAAACCAGCACCTGGTGATAAGACAGCTAAAACAAAAACAAGTGTACATACTAAAAGATTCAAACAAATGTTTGGTGAATCTGAAATGCAAGCTATAGCAAAAAAGAAAATTGACCGCGAAAAAGAAATCGATAAAATTAAACACGATCGAATGTTAGACCGTGCTCGAACAAGAGATACCACAAAGAAAAATAAGGAAACAAAATGATTAGATTTAGTCAATATCTTTCGGAAGAAGAAAAGAAAGGTTTAGCAGCTAAGGCTGAAAAATCAGGTATGCCGATTGGTATACTACGTAAAGTCTATAATCGTGGTATGGCAGCATGGAAAACTGGTCATAGGCCAGGGACAACACCACAACAATGGGCTATGGCTCGAGTCAATTCGTTTACAACTAAATCCTCAGGCACTTGGGGAAAGGCAGATAAAGATCTGGCCGCAAAGGTAAGAGGATAAAATGAAAAAATTCAAACAAATACGAGAAGAAGCAAATCATCTATTTGAAATGGAAATGCTTACTCATAAGAAAAAGATAGCTGCAACAGGTGCAAAACTAAAAGCCGTACAACAGAAGCATACTGATGCGACCAAAAAACATTTTGATCTTGCAAATAAAGCGATAGAAAGTTTGGAAAAAACTCATAAAAACCTTACTCATTCTGAACGTTCAGATCATAACTCTGTTAGAGCGCATGTAATTCGTGCTAGATATCACAAAGATGCGGCAAAATCCGATTATCACGATCATCGCCACGCACCGACCTATGGCAATGACAACTGGCAGAAAAAACATATATCAAGCAAGGACGTCAAACATTCAGAAAGGCTACATAAAGAATTAGCAAGTGCTCATGCTGCTCATGATGCTGCTAAGAAAAATAGCCCTGCAGGGAAACTGAAATCTCTTGGTAATAAGATAAAAAGTAAGTTAACAAGCGAACAGAATGAGCTAGATGAATTAAGTAACAAAACGCTAGATTCATATTCTGATAAAGCTGATAGACAATATGCATTGTCTAGAAAAAGACATAATGATGATGATTATACAGCTAAAAAGCAAGCTATGCATAAAAATCGTTTAAGAAAACGTCATAAAGGTCTTGGTTCATTTTACAAAAGGGATGATGCTCGTCAAAATCCAGATGGTAGCCACGCAGCAAAATATATGCATAAGTATAGTGCGGGTAAAAGAATTAGCACTGGTAAGGGAGGTATGTTTGGTGGAGATACACTAAGAAATAAACCTTCTTCAGCATTACCTAAAACTTACAGAGATCCAAATAGGAAGTAAAAATGAAAACATTCGATCAAATTAGAGAAGGTTATGCATCTATGGCTCAACAACGAGCTGTATGGGCTACTCGTAAAGATGGTGGTAAAGGTCATCCGGATAATAAAAGAAAAAGAAAAAAAGAAGATATGGATGAAGTCAAGTCTGCTGACAAAAAACCTGAAAAGTATATTGCAGCTGATGGTAAAACAAAAATCCGTATGGTTCCAGTTGTTAAAGAACAAGATGAAGTCAATGAATTAGACACCTCTACTTTAGTTTCTTATAGAAAAAAAGCTAATAAGCAAAGATATAGCAATAACATTTCAAAGAGAACTCAGAGAACTGCCGGTGTTGATGCTGCTGATAAAAAGTTGAGAAAACGCAATATCGATAAATTTGGTAAACACTCTCCAAAGGGTGTTGATAAAATGGGTAATCCTAAAGAAGATACTTCCGATGCAGTAAAAGCATTCCTTGCTAAAGGCGGTAAGATTAAAAAGCTTCCACCAGCAAAAGCTCAAGGTTACCATGGTAAAGATGATCCGGGTAAAGATGTGCACGGTGTAATGGATAAACCTGACACAAAGCGAATGGGTACTCGTAAAAAAGTCAAGTCCATGGAAGCAATGATACCAACTGATAAAGGACCATTTGGTATTCAACCAAAGGCAGCTGTCAAAGTAATTAAAAAAGGAAAAGAAGTCAAGGAAATCTCTAGAGATACTAAAAAGAATTACATCAAAAAAGCTGCAGATGATATGAGTAAACAGGCAGACAAAATGGCTCGAGCTCAACGCGGCGATGGCAAAATGGACAAGGCAGTTAATAAGTTTGTTAATCGTCGTAAAGGCATTGCACGTGCTGTAGAAGCTAAAGAGACAGATCCGCCATTCGATGATGCTAAAAAAATATCTACAACTCCAGCTAAAGATCAGTTCGGCAATATCATTAAGAACCGAGCAAAGCATCTTGCAAGGCAAGCCGCTAAGAAAGCTGGTGGCGATATGGGAGACAAGAAATGAAATCGTTTAAATCTTTTTACGAAGATCTAACATTTAAGGTAGAGGTTGAAGGGCTGCCGGCTATGTGGATGTCTGGTAATTCGCCAGGTCAAGTAAAGAACCATCTTCGTAAATTGGTTAAGCAACCATCAATGATTAAGTCTGTAAAACGGCAGACTAAATTTGATGTAAAGAAAATGTACCGCGATAAAGCTCAGGGCAAAGAAGTTGATGAAATGACTCAACAGAGTAAGACTCATCCTAATCTTAAGATTGCTATAGGTAAATCTGCGCAATCAGCAAAAGATACAAAAGCTCGGACAGATAAAAGAAAAGCAAATAAGCAGGGTACATCCTTAGCTGCTGGTACTGCATGTGAAGCTACATCTGGTGAAGTTGATTATGGATCTGATAAGTCAGTTAAGATGATGAAGAAAGTTACACCTAACGAAGCATGTTGGGATAGTCATAAGCAAGTTGGTATGAAGAAGAAAGGTAACCGAATGGTTCCTAATTGTGTACCAAAGAATGAAGATGTAAAAGAAAAACTTACAATTGGTAAGATTCGTAAAGCAGCATATAAAACTGCAAAAGTTCTTGGTGATGTTAATGCTGTTAAAAAAGGTAAAGTAGCTAGACGAGTAAAAAATAGAGTTGTCGGTAAGATGCTCGGTAAAGCAGTTAGCAAATTAGGATTGTTCAGGTAATGGAAAGATTCAAAACGTTTATAGAAGCTCGTGGTGAAGATTCAAAGGGTCATAAAAGATCTACTGCATCAGGCGCTGGTCTTACACAAAAAGGTGTAGATGCCTATAATAGAAAAACTGGTGGCAATCTAAAAACTGCGGTGACTGGTAAAGTTAAGCGTGGTAGTAAAGCTGCAGGTAGAAGGAAATCATTTTGTGCTCGCATGGGTGGCATGCCGGGACCAATGAAAGATGAGAAAGGTAGACCTACACGTAAGGCAATGTCTTTACGTCGATGGAAATGTTAGATAGATGGCGACTAAACTGAATGAAGGAACTGAAGTAGCGCTTCCACTTCGCAATATTGTTAGTATGATTGCGTTTACATCATTAGCTACTTGGGCATATTTTGGAGTTGTTGAAAGATTAAATCAAATTGAAACAAGTCAGACTATGATGAAAACTGATTTAGAACAAAATACTGAGTTTAGAATTAAATGGCCACGCGGTGAAATGGGAAGTTTGCCGGCAGACAACGAACAGTTTTTAATGATCGAGCATTTAGCAAGTGAACTTGAAAAATTAACAGATGAGATAGAAGAAGGTAGAGCGCCTTATGACCAACAACAAAAACTAACACTTGAATTTTATGAAAAACGAATTAATAACCTTGAAGACAAGATAGAGCAACTAAGAGCTAACGGACATAGCAAATGACCACGGTAGAGTTTGTTTTATTACTGTTTATGAATGGCACAGAGCTTAAGGAGTATACATTGCGAGATGGCATGTCAGAATGTTTAAAAGCTAAACGTATGGCATCTCGGCAATTAACTAGAGCAAATAAGTCTACTCGATATGCGTGTCAAAAAATGGAAGTTATACTTGACGACAGTGGTAAAATACTAGAAATTGTAGCAAAGCAGTAGGTGTTAAAAACCTGACAGAAAGGGATGTCAAATTATTATAGGTGTCATTTTTTTGACAACCAATAAATATATATTTGGCAAAAGCAGATGAAAGAAGATCATATGGAGTCCCATTCAAGGTTAGATAGGATCGAGTTAAAACTCGACAAGCTTACGGAAGCGATGGTTTTAATGGCTCGGACTGACGAAAAAGTAACTGCATTGAAAGATGATCATGATAATATGTATGAACGTATTAATCGATTATCTATGAAATTAGATGATATTGAAAAGAAGGTTGACGATAATCACCGCACGGTGTGCCTTATAAATAAACTAGTATATGCTGCTCTAATCGCAGCGGTTGGAGCGTATGTGGCTCAATTTTTAACTTAGGAGAAGACAAGTGGATTATAATCCTTTTAAGAGTGGGGCCACTCAAACGGTCCAAGAAAACAAATTTGTAATACCGGAAGAAGTACCAGCCACAGAGCGTACAGCATTCCATGGTGCGGCAGCAGCTGCTCATAAAGCAGGCAAATCTCATTTCAGTTTTGCTGGTAAGAAACATCCAGTAACAATGAAAAAAGATACAGCCAATGCAATTGCCGACCAAAAAGAAGGCTATTACAAAGATATGGAAATCAAAAAACAAGATAAAGAAATGGGTGCCAAGCCAGTTCCTTCGAAGAAAAAGAAAGAAGCAAAAGGCGGTGGTAAAGAAGGTGATGTAGAAATGAATCCAAAAATGGAAAAAGATTCGAAGTCAACTCCGGTTGAAGCAAAAGAGTCAAAAATTCGGAGTGCACTAAGGTCAGTACTTTCAGAAAAGTCTAATAGAGATGATCATTACAAATCTTCGACTGATCCTGAAATGATGAAGGATAAGATTAAAGGTAAAGGTGCCGAAGACATGATGAAAGGTGCTGATGATGAGATTGCTAAAGGACCTGATGCTCATCTTGACGAGCCAGCAATGGTTAATAAAGATGCAGCTAAGATGACTTCAAATGTACCAAAGGGCAAAGCTCGCAGTAATGATAACATGAAGGGTGATACTAAAATCAAACCCGGTGGTACACCAATGAAAGATCCTGCTGCAATGAAAGCAGAATCATTTGGTTCTCAAGTATCAAATATGGCATCAGCTTATGCTTCAATGCAACCAATTAAAATTGATGAGTTGGACGAGTCTATGTTAGGCCATAAAGGTGCAAGTGCTGTTAATGGTGGTAAATCAAAAGATCCTCGTTTCAAATCATCTGCTTCTCACATTGACTATCATCATAGACGAAGTGATGGTCATATGAAATCAGGCGGTGATGAAGATCAGCACCGGTATCAAGTTGCTAAAAAACTTGGATATAAAGTATAGGAGAGAAGAATGGCTATCAAAGGACCTAAAGGTGCGCACCCAACTACACGTGGTTGGGAAAGCGCTAAAGGCGAATTATTAAAATCGCAAAGGATTAGTGAAGATCAAATTGCAGAATGGAATGGTGAAATGAATCCAAAGCCTCAAGTGTTACGTGAAGCACCGGTAACAGAAGAAGAAGTAATTGAAGAACATATTGGAGATCCCTTAGAACATACTCATGAAGATGGTACTACTCATTCTCATGAAGGTGGAGATGTGGATCATACACATGACAAGCCTAAGAAGAGTATGATGGGCAAGTTGTTTTCATAATATATAAGAGGTAACTACTCTTATAGGATCATTATGATTAACCAATTAACTGAAGATACTTTATTTTTCTATGCGGCTCAAAATTATTATAAGCCTCAGTTTTCTGATGTTGAAGAATTCTTTGAAGATTTGAAACGATTTAAATATATCAAAAGATTAGTCAATCGATATATTGAAACCGGAAACTTTCCGCATAGATTATTACTGAATCATATAATTATTATCTTCAATGTTTTTGGTATTGAAGCCGCAAATAACATATTGAATTTGCGATTAGATGATAGACACTGGCCAGTAATAAAGCCTATATTGTTATATCTGAACTATATTACTGAAAAGGATAAAGAACATATTGAGTCCGATCCATACGTTGTAAAATTTTTAGGAACTATCTAATGGGACTAGTAAAACGAGCTGCTGATTTAGCATATACATTTAGATTCATTCGAATGCTCGTATTGGATTGGAAGGAATGGGATGCTTACAAACTTGGCCTCATTGATGAAGAAGGCAAGCGAAACCGAAAAACAAAAATTCAATCAGACGAACAAAAGTCAGCCTACACACCGTTCATCAGACTCTGTGCAAACATCAAACGTTTGGTATCGAAGCTTCCGGGTGGCGGTAGTAAGCTTGGTTCTTTTGCTTCTGCTCTTTATCTTATAAAAGAAAAATACAATCTTAAAGATCGCGATCTCGAAAAAATCATAGAAAAATGTGGTGCAGACGTGCTTGACATTATCAATGAAGGTAATGAATGGTTCCTTCTTGATGACGGTACGATTGCGCCTGGTGTATATAAAATTCGAGAAAATAAATTATTAACTCGCAACTGCGGTGAAATGGTATGGGCTAAAGATCAAATAAGAATAAGAGAAGAATGTCATTCTATTGGTGACGTATTTGGTATACCGATTTATGAGGCAATCCATATAAATACTAATCAAAGCATTTATATAACCACAAACGAGATTTATAAATGAGTAAGCCAAGAGACGTTGCACGAATATTAGGTAGAACCGAAGCAGCTAATCCAAGCAACTTTGCGCTAGCGCTTGATGGTTCAACAGAACCGACAACACAATATGACTCTATTGGCCTTTTACCTGTTACTAGTTTAATAGCTGGAACTCAGGCTTTCGTAACTTCAACCAATAGACTTTATGTATCAAATGGATCTGGCTGGTATAACACTGCACTAATCAATGCCACGCCAGCATTATCTCTTAGTGCATCCGGTACTATTGCTTTGACACCTGGATCAGCTACTACTATTACAATGACTGCTACAGATTCAGATAATGCTGATGCTAATTTAGTGCTATCACTCGAATCTGGTGGAGATCTATTTAAATTTGCAACAATATCTCAAGATTCAAGTGTGGTAACCATTACACCAAGAACCGAAGATTCAGCTACCGCATTAGGATCTGACGGATCCGCTACGTTAACATTTAAAGCAAGTGATGGTATTAGTCAAGCTACGGTACAAAATACTTTCACGCTATCATTTGGTCCTGACTGGTCTGCTGCACCTACAAAAACAAAAATTATAACAGGTGCAGCGGCATCTCGTTTGTATGGTTTAGGTACTGTATGTACAAATAGTGATGGTACTTATCTAGGTTCCAGAGACCATAATAACGGTGTTGCTGATTATGATGTATGGTATAAGTCAGGTGGATCTTGGTCTAAACAAGCAACTTTAATTCCTACTGGTGGAAATTCACCTGCAAGTAATTATCAATCAGCTGGTATGAGTGATAATGGTGACTATTTAGTATTAGGAGATCAAAATGCTGCTAAAGCTTTTGTTTATTATCGTACCGGTACAAGTTGGGCATTGCAGGCAACAATAACATGTCCGATTGCTAATGAAGCTGATTTTGGATGGTCATGTGATATGAGTGGCGATGGCAACTACTTTATTGTTTCAGACAGATCGTCCACTAGTTCTGATTATGGCGGTCAAGCGTGGGTCTATAAAAGATCAGGAACAAGCTGGTCAGTTGAACAACAACTTACGCAACCATCAAGTTCTTCTAATTATGGTTATTCAGTTTGTATTGATAAGACAGGAACATATGCTTTTGTTGGTGATTGGGCGTATAGCAGTGATACAGGTAGAGGATATATTTGGACAAGATCAGGTACTACATGGACATTACAACAAACCATTGCCGGATCTACTACTGCAAGTGGTGATAGATTTGGCTCAGTATCTGCTATTAGTGGAAATGGCGAACACCTTGCGGTTAATGCCCCATATGACGATGATGGCGCAACTAGCTCGGGTACTGTCTTCATGTTTTCGAGATCTGGAACAACTTGGACACAAAGAGCTGCTATTACGCCCGGAGCAAATGCAAGTGGTGTGACTGGTGAATATGGAATAGCAATTGACGACGCTGGAGAAAACGTTGTATTTTCACATACAATATCAAGTGTTAAGACTATGTTTGTTTATAGTAGAAGTGGTAATACTTGGTCACAAACTCGGCAATTAGATGGTATCGATGGTACAGAGCAATATACAAACGGCATGACTGGTGGTAGAGCAATGAGTGGTGATGGTAAGGTTATATTTAGTGGCGCGTATTATAACAACGATGGTAGTAATCAAGGCGCCGGCGGCGTATATGAATTTGTATCAGGGTAAAGTATACATTTATGAAGCATAATAAAGATAAAACAAAGAGGATAAAAAATGAGTAGTAGAAATAGAGATATAGCACGAATCCTTGGCAAGACTGAGGCAGCTAATCCAAATAATACAAGCTTAAAAGCAACCGGTGGATCAACAGCTATAGCAGTATATTCCTCACTAGATAGTTTACCTACTACTAGTTTAACTGCTGGCGATCAAGCATATGTATCTGCAAATAGCCGGCTTTATGTATCAAACGGATCTGGTTGGTATAACGTAGCAGTAGTTAATGCTACTCCTACATTATCCCTTAGCGCATCCGGCACTATTGCACTTGCATCAGATGGTAGTACCACAACTGTAATAAGACTAACAGGCACTGATTCAGATAACGCAGATGCAAACTTAGTGTATTCAATTGAATCTGGTGGTGACTTCTTTAAGTTAGCTACAATTGTTCAAGATTCTGCAAAGCAATATACAATAACACCTCGAACTGAAGCAGCAGCCACAGCATTAGGATTTGATGGATCAGCTACATTAACATTTAAAGCATCAGATGGTGTTAACCAAGCTACAGTACAGAATACGTTTACATTATCATTTGTATCAGATGCCGATTGGACAGGAACTGTAGGACTCACCGAAGTCAATTATGACTATATTATTAGTAATACTATTACTTACGCACAATTTTCAAAAGATGGTATGGCCACAAGCCGAGACGGAAACTATATAGGTATAACTTACAACAAAGGAATTGGACCTACCTCCGGCGGTGGCGTAGAGGATATTGGTGCTGTTTTTGTTTATCAAAATAATAATGGCACAGTTACAAATCAAACAATAGTTCAACCAGATGGCCATGCTGCGCAAGAAACATCATTTGGTGACAATGCGCAATTTGGATGGGATGTAGATTTTGACAACGACGCTTCAAGAATGATTGTTGGCGGCGCGAAATGGTCTTCAACTGGCGTAGCTCAACATGGTCAAGCATTTGTTTTTACTAGGTCAGGGTCTAATACTTGGACACAAGAAGCTGCGATAACTGCTGAAGGCGGTAATGTTGCTAGTATGTATTTTGGTAGTTCAGTTGCAATGAGTAAAGATGGTGATACAGTTGCAATTGGAGCCAGAAATAGAACACACTCTGGTATAACTGGTGCAGGTTCTATTTTCATTTATACAAGATCTGGCACTACTTGGTCATATCAAGCAACACTTGCACCAAGCGATTCAGGTATCTATTATGCAGGAAATCATGTAAGCATAGATGATGATGGAGATAGAGTAGCGTTTGGTACAAATTATTCTGACTTTAACGGAGTTGCTAATAATGGTGGATTCTTTGTCTTTAAAAGAACAGGTAGTAGTTGGGCTGAAGAAGCACATGTAGTCGGCGGCGCAGCTGGCCGTCAAATGGGTGTTGATACAATGATAAGCGGAGATGGCGAAACAGTTGTAGTTGGTCACGGCGATTATCAATATATTATGATTTATACTAGATCTGGTTCTACTTGGTCTAACCAAGCAACTTTTACTTCCTCAACATATGCTTCAAATGATAAATTTGGTGAATCTGTTGCAATAAGTAAAAGTGGTAATATAGCAATAGCTACTGCGTGGGGAGATGATGATGATGGTACTAGTTCAGGAAATGTGTTTATATTTAAGCGAACTGGTACTAACTGGGCTCAAGTAACTAAGAAGGGCCCGGGCGTCGCCGGATCACAAATGGGCAGAAAAAATACAGGTCAAGGCGGTATAGGTTGTGATGCTGGAGGTAATAATATTATAGTAGGCGCTCAAGAACATAACTCATCATCATTTAGCGGTAGTCCACATCACGGTTCTTGTTTCTTGGTTTATGTTTCTTAGAGAATAAAAAACATATAAATAGTCAAAAGATTTTTATGTCGGAGACTATTTTATGGCTGCACCTAATTCCAGAGATACATTAATAGATTACTGCAAGCGCCGCCTCGGTGACCCTGTCATTGAGATTAACGTTGATGACGAACAGATTGAAGACCGTGTAGACGAAGCTATTCAGTATTATCAAGAATACCATACAGACGCTACATATAGAACATACTTACAACATCTTATTACTTCTACAGACGTAACTAATAAGTATATTTCTATTCCATCAGATGTTCTTTACATTTCAAAAGTATTCCCACTTAGTAGAACATTCGGCGATAACATGAATTTCTTTGATATTAAATATCAAATGATGCTTAATGATATTGCTGATCTTCAAAACTTTGCGGGCGACCTAGCATACTATAGACAATTAAATCAGTATTTAAGTATGCTCGACCAGACTCTTAATGGTCATCCACAAACTACATTTTCACGGCACCAAGATAGGCTATATATTCATGGTGAATTTGAAACACAAGATCTTATTGAAGGCGAGTATCTTGTTGCAGAAATATACAAACAAGTAGATCCGGATACTAATACTTCGGTCTATAACGATATGTGGCTTAAAGAATATACAACTTCACTCATTAAACAACAATGGGGTTCGAACTTACTTAAATTTGAAGGTGTGCAATTGCCGGGTGGAGTAACATTTAATGGAAGACAGATTTACGATGATTCACTTACCGAAATACAATCACTAAGGGAACGAATTCGAGAAGAGCACGATCTACCACCTGACTTTTTTGTAGGATAAACTATGGCCAGAAATTTCTATTTCACTGAAAAGGTCAGATCTGAACAATTACTTTATGAAGATTTAGTGATTGAAGCTTTGAAGATCTATGGCAGTGACGTATATTATCTTCCACGTACAATCGTAAACGAAGATGTATTATTTGGTGAGGATCCAGCCTCATCATTCGATAACGCGTTTAAGATCGAAATGTACATTGATAATATAGAAGGCTTTGACGGTGAAGGAGATCTGTTTACAAAGTTTGGAGTAGAAATACGAGATGAAGCTACGTTTGTAGTTTCTAGGGCGAGATGGAAGAAACAAGTAGTAAGAGCTTCTGACGCTGAGCAAGGAGACCGGCCAACTGAAGGAGATCTTATTTATCTTCCATTAACTAAATCTATTTTTCAAATTAATCATGTTGAACATGAACAACCATTTTATCAATTAGCAAATGTTCCAGTATTTAAAATGCGGTGTACTCTCTTTGAGTATAGCAACGAGGATATGGAAACGGGTGTTGATGTTATTGATCAAATCGATCGTGATTTTGCATATCAATATAAGCTACAATTAGCTTCACCTAAAGCCGCAACTGTTTCTGTTACAATGGATAGCGGTTCTTTAAGTACTATTAGCATATTACAAAGTGGAAGATATTACACAGCAGCACCTACTATTCTTATTAGTGGTGGAATGGATTCAAGTGCTGTACCTACAGACAGTGCAACTGCGATAGCAACTATCGACTCAGCGGCCGGAGTATTATCAACTATATCAATTACCAATGCTGGATCCGGTTATGATTCATCAGTAGTCATAAATCTTATCGGTGGAAATATAGTTGATAGTTCATATATAATTGGTGATTCAGCATTCCAGACTCTTGCTAATAATGTAATTATGTCTGGTGAAATTATGCATTATGCAATGGATTCAGATTTAGATTCAAATAGGTATTTGTATCTTGGTCTTGCCGGTGCTAATGATGGTAAGTTCCACACCTTTACTTCAGGTGCATATCCAAATGGAACAGTTGTTAAAACAACTGGAGCAGCATCAGGACTTCAGGTTATAGGTGTTACAGAACCTAACAACCTTTCAGAGAATGAACAAAATGACGTATTTAGTTCATTTTCTACAGACTTCTTAGACTTTAGTGAAAATAACCCATTTGGTGATCCGGAGAATCAATAATGTTTGGTGGACACTTCTATCATGAAAAAATGAGAAAGTCAGTCTCCATATTTGGTAGACTGTTCAATAACATTTATATTTTAAGAAAAGATAAATCCGGTGCTGTATTGAACCAATTAAAGGTTCCACTTGCTTATGCACCTAAAATGAAATATTTAGAAAGAATAAGAGAAAATCCAGACTTAGTTAATGATACTCGAGTAGCGCTTAAGTTACCACGCATGTCATTTGAGATTGTTAATATAACTTATGATTTGACTAGACAGTTATCGAAAGTAAGTAACTTTTCTACACTAGGTGCAACTAATTCAAATAGACAAAAGTTCTATTCACCTGTACCTTATAACTTGGATTTTCAATTAAACATATTTGCAAAGAATCAAGACGATGCTTTGCAGATCGTTGAGCAAATACTGCCAACGTTTAATCCACAATACACATTAACAATTAAACCTTTTCCAACGGAATATCCAAACTTTGTTGAAGATATACCAATTGTGATTCAGGGAGTTACATTCGCTGATGACTACGAAGGCGCTTTAGAACAAAGACGCACGATCATCTACACGATAAACTTTGAAATGAAAACACAATTTTATGGTGATATCGCCGATAAAGCTATTATCCGTTCTGCAATTAATAATATATACGATATTAATGCGGGTTTACTTGATTCTGATGTAAAACTAGAAACTATAACTACTAAACCGAATCCTCTTGCAACATTTGGCACGGCAGATAGTGATTTTGGATTTACCAATACTATAGAAATGACAGGTGATAGTTCATGAGTGATAATGTAAAAAGTGATTATGATTATTCTAGACAAACATATTATGACTTAATTGAAAAAGGCCGTGAAAGTTTAGAAGACATGATTGAAGTTGCTCGGCAATCCGAGCATCCAAGAGCATATGAAGTCTTATCTGGTATGATAAAAAATATATCAGATGTAAATGACAAGCTTATGGATTTAAACAAGAAACAAAAAGATATAGATAAAAAGGATGAAGCACCTCAAATAGCAGGTGGTACTACTAATAACTTATTTTTGACAACAGCTGATCTTCAAAAAATGATGGTTACTAAAGATGATGAAAAACTGGTAGATGTCACTCCTACAGAATGAAGCATATCTAGGAAATCCAAATGTTAAAAGAGATGGAGTACTTCAAGTATGGACTCCGCAACTTTTACAAATATACAAAAAATGTATGGATGATCCTATTTACTTTGCAGAAGAATACGTAAAAGTTATTTCTTTAGACCAAGGTCTAGTTCCGTTTAAACTATATCCTTACCAAAAAGAAATGTTTGGACACTTTAATGACAATCGCTTCTCAATTATTCTTGCTTGTCGCCAATCTGGAAAATCCATCTCAGCATGCGCATATCTCCTCTGGTACGCGCTCTTCCATCCGGAAAAAACAATTGCGATTCTTGCGAATAAAGGGGCGACTGCTCGGGAAATGTTATCTCGTATTACGCTCATGCTGGAAAACATTCCGTTCTTTTTACAGCCGGGTTCGAAAGCTCTTAACAAAGGAAGCTTGGAATTCAGTAATAACTCGCGGATCCTTGCGGCTGCAACTAGCGGTAGCTCTATTCGTGGTATGTCAGTTAATCTATTATACTTGGATGAGTTTGCTTTCGTAGAAAGAGCATCTGAGTTTTATACTTCCACATATCCAGTTGTATCTGCGGGTACAGGCACGAAAGTAATTGTTACTTCTACAGCAAATGGTATTGGCAATCAGTTTCATAAAATATGGGAAGGATCTGTACAAGGAATAAACGAGTTCCGTAATTTTCGTGTAGATTGGTGGGACGTCCCGGGTCGTAATGAAGAATGGAAAACTCAAACAATTTCCAATACGAGTCAATTACAATTTGACCAAGAGTTTGGGAATACATTCTTTGGGACAGGTGATACACTCATAAGTGCTGATTGTTTATTATCATTAAGATCTAAACTATATAAACGTGAAATGGAAGGCGGTTCCTTACGTATATATGAAGAGCCTGTAGAAAAACATGACTATATAATGACAGTTGATGTAAGTAAGGGAAGAGGGCAGGATTATTCTACTTTTACTTTAATCGATATTAGCGTTCGCCCATTTGCACAGGTGGCTGTTTATCGGAACAACACTATCTCTCCTATTCTCTTCCCTAATATTATATATAAGTATGCAAAAGTCTACAACGAAGCTTACGTAGTAATTGAAGCAAATGATCAGGGTGGTGTAGTTTGTAATGGTTTATATCATGATTTAGAATATGAAAATGTACATGTTGAATCATCTGTAAAAGCCAATGCTATTGGCATTGAAATCACAAGAAAAACTAAAAGACTTGGTTGTTCTGCTATTAAAGATATACTTGAAACACATAAGCTAGAAATTGTTGATGATCAAACTATCTTAGAAATATCTACATTTGAAGCACGAGGTCAATCATACGAAGCCAGTGATGGTAACCATGATGATCTTATGATGAATCTTGTTATGTTCGGTTATTTTTGTTCCACTCAGTATTTTGGTGATATGACAGATATCAACTTAAAGCAAATGTTATTTGATCAACGAATGAAAGAAATAGAAGAAGACATTGTGCCATTCGGGTTTATCCAAAATGGCCAGGATGATGTAGATTTAGATATAAGAAATGATCCGGATAACTGGCAAGTACAAGGATATGAGCCAGATCTTAGCACTACTGACGGAATCTTCGATAGAATTAAAGATTAGTAATATTATAAATAATGGTATATTGAACAATAACCGTATTATGAAATCATATAATTAGTTAAAAGGAAACAAAGCTATGGCACTCGGCACACCGTCAGAAAGTCCAGCGGTTGTTGTAAAGGAAATAGATCTGACAGGTGGCGTTCCTAACGTCCAGTCAACTACCGGAGCAATCGTAGGTAACTTTCGCTGGGGTCCTGTTGAACAAAGAGTTTTAGTTGACAATGAGGCAACTCTAGTCGACAACTTTGCAACACCAGACTCAGCAAATACCATAGACTTCCACTCAGCACAATACTTCTTGCGCTATTCAAGTGCACTGCAAGTAGTGAGGGAAGTTACTAGTGCAGCTAAGAATTCTCGTTCTATTATCGGTCAAACTGCCGTTGATTCAGATGGTGGATTACCGACACCAACTGTAAAGAACGAAGCAAATTTTAATACTCAGCTGTCAACACTAACATCTAATTCACACACATTTGTTGCGAAATACCCAGGTGATCTTGGTAACTCAATTCGTGTGTCAATTTGTCCTGCAGACTCAGGAACTGCAACATTTACCGGATGGGCTTATCAAAACGAATTTGATAAAGCACCACAAACTTCAACCTATGCTTCTAATCGTGCAGCTTTATTTGATGAAATGCATGCAGTAGTAATTGACCAAGAAGGTAAGTTTACTGGAACAAAAGGTACAGTTCTAGAAACATTCCCATTTGTGTCTGTAGGTAAAGATGCTAAGAATCCAGATGGAACCAATAACTTCGCAAAAGATGTTATTAACGAGCGTTCCGAATATATTTGGATGGCCGGATTTGATTCTGCATTTAATGCTGCAGGGGCAGGCACAGACATCGATAGTGGAGATAACTTTAAGTTAACTTCTCCATCACCGGTTGATCACACATTCACAAAAGGTGTTAACTCAGAAGCGCTAACAACTTCAGAGTTTCTTTCTGGATTTGATCTTTTTGAAGATGAAAACCAAGTAGAAGTAGACTTCTTAATTGCACCGGGAATGACAAACAGCACTGATCAGGCCACAGTCGTAAATGACTTGGTATCAACTGCTCAGTCACTTCGCAAAGACTGTATAGTAAATGCATCTCCAGCAAGAGATGACGTAGTAAATGTGCCAGCAGCCGCAATTGCAGTAACTAATGTAGTAGCAACTGCCAATGCATTTACAAACTCATCTTACCTTGTTGCAGATAATAACTACTTAAAAGTCTATGATAAGTATAATGATCAGTACATCCATATTCCAGCAGCATCATCTACTGCCGGTATTTGTGCAGCCACAGACCTTGAAAGAGCACCTTGGTTCTCTCCAGCAGGTCAAAGGCGTGGTAATTATTTAGGAATTACAGGTCTTGCCTATACTCCTAATAAGTCACAAAGGGATACACTGTATAAAGCAGATGTAAATCCAATTGCCAATATTCCTGGGCAAGGAACAATTCTTTACGGTGATAAGACAATGCTTGGTCGACCATCAGCATTTGATCGAGTCAATGTACGGAGACTCTTCCTTGTACTCGAAAGAGCAATTGGCCGAGCCGCTCAACAGGTACTCTTTGAATTCAATGATGAATTCACAAGAGCAGAGTTTGTCAACATTGTAGAGCCAGTTCTTCGAGAAGTCAAAGGCCGGCGTGGTATTACAGACTTTAGAGTAGTCTGTGATGAGACAAACAATACACCAGCTATTGTTGATCGTAATGAATTCATCGCAAACATCTTCATCAAACCAGCACGTTCTATTAACTACGTCACTCTGAATTTTGTGGCAGTTAGAACAGGTGTTGACTTTGAAGAAGTAGTTGGCACGGTTTAAGGAGGTAATGTAAAATGGCTGTTCTCGGAGTAGACGATTTTAAGTCGAAACTTAGAGGCGGTGGGGCACGTCCCAACCTCTTTAAAGTAACTATTAACTATCCGGGTTTTGCAAATGGTGATGCTGAATTAACATCATTCCTTTGTGAAGCTGCATCATTGCCCGGTTCAACTTTCGGAATCATTCCAGTTGCATTTAGAGGACGTATCCTCAAAATGGCTGGTGATAGGACATTCGCTGAATGGAATACTACTATCATTAATGACACCGACTTTTCAGTTCGTGATGCAATTGAAAGATGGATGAATGGTATCAATGCACATAGTGCTAATACCGGACTCACATCTCCGATTGCTTACGAGGCTGATCTAAAAGTTGAACAGCTTGATCGTGATTCATCGGTATTGAAGACATACACATTCCGTGGTGCTTATCCGCAGGATTTGTCAGAAATAGCTTTGAGTTATGGCGATAATGATAATATTGAAAGATTCAATTGTATCTGGGCATACCAGTACTATGAGTCTAATACCACTTCATAAGTAATAAATAGAGAGGAGCCGGCAACGGTCGGCTCTTCTTCTTTAATGTAAGGTAATTATAATGGCAGAACAATCAGGACAAGACGGCGTTAAACTATTTGGTTTTGAAATAAAGCGCGCAAAAAAGAAAGATGAGATGAAGTTACCATCTGTCGTTCCTCCTAGGGATGATGAAGGTGGTAGTTATGCAACTGCATCTGGTTCGCACTATGGTCAGTACCTGAATCTAGGTGATGACGATTCAAAAGACAACTATCAATTGATAATGAAATATCGCGGTAATGCAATGCATCCTGAAGTTGATGCTGCTATTGAAGATATTGTAAACGAGTCAATTACTGGTAGCCAGTTAGAACAAACTTTAGAATTGAATATGGAGGAAGTAAAAGCTCCTGATTCTATTAAAAAGAAAATTACAGAAGAATTTGATAACATATATGGAATGCTTAACTTTAAAGAGTTAGGTCATGATATTTTCCGTAGGTGGTATGTGGATGGAAGAATCTATCACCATCTTGTTTTAAATGAAGCAAATCCTAAAGAAGGTATTCAAGAAATACGACCTATTGATGCTGCTAAAATGCGCAAGGTCAAAAAGATTAAGAAGAAAAAAGATCCGGTAACCGGTGCAGATATTATTGAGAATACCGAAGAGTTTTATATCTTCCAAGAAAAGCCAGGGTCATCTACATCCGGTGTAAAAATGACAAATGATGCAGTAAGTTATGTTACATCTGGTTTGCTTAGTGAAGATCGTAAAAAAATTATTTCATTTTTGCATAAAGCTTTAAAGCCTATTAATCAATTGCGAATGATGGAAGACTCATTAGTTATCTATCGCCTCGCACGTGCACCCGAGCGAAGAATCTTTTATGTAGATGTTGGTAGCTTACCACGTGGTAAAGCTGAACAATATATGAAAGATATTATGACTAAGTATCGTAATAAGCTTGTGTATGATGCAGCAACTGGTCAAATTAAAGATGACCGTAAACATATGTCAATGCTAGAAGACTTCTGGTTGCCTCGCCGTGAAGGTGGTAAAGGCACAGAGATATCTACACTTCCGGGTGGAGAAAACCTTGGACAAATTGATGATGTAATTTTCTTTCAAAAGAAAGTTTACCGTTCATTAAATGTACCACTTAATCGATTAGAACAAGAAAATCAATTTAATCTTGGTAGATCTACTGAGGTAAATAGAGATGAATTAAAATTCCAAAAGTTTATCGATAGATTACGTATGAGGTTTGCTCATCTATTCTATGGTATTCTAAAAACTCAACTTATTCTAAAAGGTATTATTACTGAAGAAGATTGGGAAGATTGGAAAAATGATATTACCGTTGACTATGTAAGGGATAACCACTTTACAGAATTACGGGATATGGAAGTATTGAGAGAAAGAGTACAAACACTCGATCAAATCAATAACTATGCTGGAGAGTATTTCTCTAAAGAGTGGATTCAAAAGAATGTACTTATGCTTTCTGATGAAGACGTAGAAAAGATGAATAAAGAAATCAATGGTGAACAAGAAGAAAAGCCTGAGGAAGAGCCACAGGATCAAGAAGCACCATCACAAAAATTTGAATTGAAACCTGTACAAGGAGATGACAGTGAGTGAAGTAGACGCGCAAGAAGCTGAGAATGCAGTTTCAGAACCTAATGACTATATTAAAGATTTGATTGCAAATGCTCTAGAGCAAGATTATAACGGTGCCAATAAGATCTTTGGTGATGTCATGACAGTTAGGCAAAACGATTTATTAGATCAAGAAAAAATTAAATTGGCTGATCAACTTTTCAACGGAGCAGAAGAAGATGACGATGTTGATGAAGATGACGAGTTGGGGGATGAGGATGACGATCAGCTCGAACTTGAGCTTGACACAGAAGATGGCGATGAAGAGGAAGATGATGAAGAAGAATCTGATGACGAAGCCACCGAAGATGATCAAGAAGAAGAATAATTCTTTTAAGTAAAAAGTAATAAAAGTATAAATAAAGCTAAAGGATTGTAAAATGTTAACATTTACTCAACTAAGAGAAAAGATGGAGAAGGGCATGCCGCCTGGTGAACATGTTTTCGATAAAAAAGTTGATGGTAAAACTTTAATGATCCACAAAGAAAAAGGCAAATTTTGTGTATACATTGATATGGAAAAACTAGATACGTATCCTACTTTAGGTATGGCAAAAAAAGCCGGCCAAGAATTTATAAAGGCAGCAAAGAAATGAAACTGATTGCAGAATATACAGATCAAAGTTTAGAGATTCTCACCGAAGAAAAAGAAGGTGGTGGGAAAAGTTATTCTATTGAAGGCGTGTTCATGCAAGCAGAACAAAAGAATCGTAACGGTCGAATATATCCAAAGCCTATCATGGAAAAAGCACTCGGTAAATATAATACAGAGCAAGTTTCAAAAGGTAGAGCAGTCGGTGAGTTAAACCACCCTGAAGGACCGACCGTTAATTTAGACAAAGTTTCTCACAAGATCGAATCCCTTGATTGGAAAGGTAATGATGTTGTGGGCAAAGCGACTATTTTGGAAACTCCTATGGGACAAATTGTAAAAGGTTTGCTCGATGGTGGTGTCAGATTAGGCGTTTCAACTCGTGGTATGGGAAGCTTGCAGAACAATGGTAACGCAATGGTCGTCAAAGACGACTTTATTCTTAATGCGGTAGACATCGTTCAAGATCCATCTGCACCTAGCGCTTTTGTTAATGGAGTTATGGAAGGTGTTGAATGGGTTTGGAATAACGGAATCATTGAACCACAAGCAATTGAAATAATGGAGACTGAAATTAAGAAAGCTCCTCGTGCGGATCTCTATGAGACACAAGTTCGTGAGTTTAAGAATTTCCTCTCGTTGCTCAAATAGTAAATAAAGGAGTCAATTATGACTGAAGATCAAAATCAAGATCAAGAGATTGACCTCCATGATGACAACGATGTCGTGGAAGAAGCTCACGATCCTAAAAATGCTGAGGCTCAGTCTGTAGCATCTGTTGATAAAGCAGGTGAAGCTACAGGTAAAGCGCCAACGCGTAAGGGTGATCAAACTAAACAAGATCCAATGATCAAAACTAAAGCAGGACTAATTACTGCTATGGTTGGAAAAATGCAAAAAATGGGCAAGACTGATTTACAGGCAATGTACCATAAAGACGACTTTGATGTAGAGAATTTTGAAGGTGAAGCAATTGCTGAATCTCCAGAGCTCGATTATCAAGTTGATTTTTCTGAGGATCTAAACGCACTCGTCGAATCAGAGGCAACTCTGTCAGATGAATTCAAGGCAAAAGCAGAGACAATCTTTGAAGCAGCTATTAAGTCTAAGCTGGGTGAAGAGATCGATCGCCTTGAAGAGAAGTACAACGAAGAGTTGGCAGAAGAAGTAGAATCTACTAAAGCTGACTTAGTTGAAAAAGTCGACAATTATCTTAACTACGTAGTTGAGAGCTGGATGGAAGAGAATAAGCTTGCAGTCCAGTCAGGCCTAAGAACAGAAATTGCTGAGAACTTCATGTCAAGTCTGAAAGATTTGTTTGAAGAGTCTTACATCGAAGTTCCGGAAGCTAAGGTTGACTTAGTTGACGAAATGGCAGATCAAGTATCAGAACTCGAAGAGTCACTAAATGATACAACTGCTAAAAACATTGAGATGATGGGAGTACTCGAAGAGCTAATGCGGGAAAAGATTATCCGTGAAGCATCTGAAGGTCTTGCAGAAACTCAAGTTGAAAAACTAAAGTCACTGGTAAGTGATATCGATTTTGATTCAGAAGAAACTTTCGCAGAGAAAGTAGAGACTGTTAAAGAATCATACTTTACCAAAAAGGTTACTGAAACAGCTTCTATCGAAGAAGATGTGTCGGATGACGATGGTGTTCAAGTAGCATCGGGTTCTATGGCTCAGTATCTAACAGCAATCCAAAAAACAAATAAATAATTTGGGAGTCCAAAAAAAATGCAAACCGTATCATACGATCGACTGATCGAGAAATGGGCACCGGTACTGAACGAAGAGTCTGCCGGCACTATTAAAGATCATCACCGGAAAGCAGTTACTGCTGCTATTCTAGAAAACCAAGAGCGTGCATTCGCAGAAGAAGCGGCCCAAGGCCAATTCATGACAGAAGCAGCTCCAACAAACAACACAGGCAATGCTGCTAACTGGAATCCAGTTCTTATTGCTCTTGTCCGCCGTGCTATGCCAAACCTTATGGCATATGACATGTGTGGAGTCCAGCCAATGTCCGGACCAACAGGCTTGATCTTCGCAATGAAGTCAACCTTTGAAAAGACAAAGGCAGGTGTATCAGACGGTGCAGAAGCACTCTTCAATGAAGCAGCAATTGGCTTCTCCGGAGATTCTGCAACAACTGCAAACGGTTCATCCTCTGGTTTGGCTGATTCTTCATCCTCTGGTGTAGGATCAATTGATGATGAGCGTACTGATCCTCTAGCAGCTAATGATCCATACTCAACAGCCGAAGCTGAAGCTTTGGGTGACGGTGTTGGTGAGAGCTTTGCTGAAATGGGTTTCACCATCGAAAAAGCAACTGTGACTGCCAAGTCACGGGCACTGAAAGCAGAATATAGCTTGGAACTTGCTCAGGATCTTAAAGCCATTCATGGCCTGGATGCTGAAACAGAACTGGCTAACATTCTGTCAACTGAGATCATGGCTGAAATTAACCGTGAAGTTATTCGCACAGTTAACTCACAAGCTAAGACAGGTGCACTAACTGCTAACACAGCAATTAACGGTATCTTCAACCTCTCAACAGATGCAGATGGTCGTTGGTCAGTGGAGAAATTCAAAGGCCTGATCGTACAAATCGAGCGTGAAGCTAACACAATTGCTAAAGAAACACGTCGGGGTAAAGGTAACTTTATGATCTGTTCATCAGATGTTGCTTCTGCTCTCTCAGCTTCTGGCATGCTTGACTATACTCCAGCAATGTCAACCAACTTGCAAGTAGATGATACTGGCAATACTTTTGCCGGTGTTATGAATGGTCGCACACGGGTCTACATTGATCCATATGCAACTCAGGACTATGTCAATGTTGGTTATAAGGGAACTAACCCTTATGATGCAGGTCTCTTCTATTGCCCATACGTACCACTAACAATGGTCCGTGCAGTAGGTGAGCAAAGCTTCCAGCCAAAAATTGGATTTAAGACACGTTACGGTATGGTATCAAACCCATTCGTAGGTGCTGCTCCATCTAATGGCCTAGCTACTGCTAAGACTAACCAGTACTACCGGATCTTCCGTGTAGACAATATTCTTGCATAAAGAATAAAAAAATAGAATATAGACTGGACCGGCGAAAGCCGGTCCTTTTTTATAGGTATCCTCCCTCTCCAAACCACAGTTTATTATACCATAGTTTGTTGAGTTTGTAAAGGAAAAAACATATAAATAAGAGTATGGCAACACTAACTGAAAATTTTAATTACCTACAACCGACTAGCTTTAAGCTGGTTATTGACAGACGTAACTTTCCTAACCTTGAATTCTTTTGTCAAAATATTACACATCCCGGAATGATATTTAATCCAGTTGAACTTCCATATTCTCGAATTGCAGGTGTACCACTTCCGGGTGATGCACTTACTTTTAACGAGCTAGCATGTAATATTATATTGGATGAAGACCTTAAAGGTTATGATGAGATGTATCAATGGATACGTAGATTACTTGAAACACCTATGACAAAGCGTACAGCATTTCAAGCATCTGCTGGTCAACCTGGGACTTATGCTGATATTACTCTATCTATTTTATCGAGTCATAATAACCAGACAAAGCGAGTAAGGTATGTTGATTGTGTACCTACATCATTAGGTGACATTGCATTTGAATCAACTGCAAGTGGAAACGAATTTATTACCTTTGCCGCATCATTTAGATTTAACTATTTTGAATTAACCAAGTAAGGACCCACTATGGCAGAATCAAAAGCGAGGAATATAAACAAATCATTTAGTCCTACTGGAGGAATAGAAGCTACTGCTGTCGTAACTGCTGCTGGAGCTCCGGCCATGCCAGCAGGAAATGTTTTAGATTCCGCCGGTGTTATTTCACTAGCTGCTCACGTAGAAGCAGGTGTTTTTAGAGTTAATCCACAATCTATATCTGTAAATCATACAATTGATAGCGCTGATAACGCAATGTCGGCTGGACCAATCAGTATAGATAGTGGTGTAACAATAACAATTAATGGAAATTGGAGTGTTGTATAATGGCTTCAATATTAAATGTAGACCAGATAAACAATGCGGCAGGTACGTCTGCTGTTACGATTAATAGCAGTGGTTTGGTTATGGCTAAAAAAGTAGCATTTCAAGTAAATGCTACTGATACAGAGCAAAGTTATACAGCAAGTGCTTATGCAAAAATCACATGGGAGTCTGTTGAGCTTGATACTGCTAGTTATTGGGATTCAACAAATCATAGATATACACCACAAGTTGCTGGTTGGTATTTGTTTGGTGGTCAGGTGCGAATTAAAACGCTCTCTGGTAGTGTAACCCTTGTTGCTTTTAACGTAGCAAAAAATGGACAAACCACCACACAGTCCGACATTATGCTGTCACAATTCCAAGTGGATGCAGATGCTTTTACAAACGGTGAATATCCTCTTCCTACTGGAATGCTGCAGATGAACGGCTCAAGCGATTATGTTGAGGCATATTTTCAATCTGAAGAAAATTGTGAAATCCATGATAATGCTAGGCGATCATTTTTCTGGGGTATGTTGGTACACCCAACTTAATAGGAGACTACATGGCTAGTATATTAAAAGTACAAGATATTAAACATACTAATGACACTACAGTTATGGAGATTGCCGGATGAGTCAACTATACGTTAATACAATCACCGAAAAGACTAGCGGCAACGGTGTGCAGATTGCGGGTCACATGGTTCAGATTGTACAAGGAATAAGCACTACTTATACTTCTCTTGGCTCTACTGGCACATATGTAGACACTAATTTAGCAGCAACAATAACTCCTAAATTTGCTAGTAGTAAAATCTTAGCTACACTTCATGCGCCAATTGTTTATCGAAATACTGAAGACGCTATTTTAAGGCTTCTCAGAGGTAGTACAAACGTATATCAGATGAATCTTTGGTCAGGGTCTACTAACGCTGGTTATGGCATGGTAACTGGTTCGTTTCAATTTCTTGATAGTCCCTCAACAGCTAGTGCTACTACTTACAAAGTGCAAATGTTTAAAGACGGGGGAGATTTTTTGTTTAGCTATAGCAATCTTGTAGTCTCAACATCAACTCTTACTCTTATGGAGATTGCACAATGACAAGTACTCTAAAGGTCAATCAAATTCAAAATTTGGCGGGTACTACTGCGCTGACTGTTGATAGTAGTGGTTATACGTTTCTGAAACTGCCTCATTTCCTTATAAGAAATACAACTGCGCAATCAATTTTGACTTCCACATATACTAGAGCTGAATTTAACAATACTGTTTTAGATACTCATAATTTTGCCGATCTTACTAATAATAAAATTGTTTTTAATTCAACAACGGCTGGTGTATACCAAATTAATTTTGGTGGTAAATTACAAGATGCAACTGCTAATAGAATTGGTTATTGGATACGTAAAGAAGGCAGCATGAGTACTGGCCCTTATATTGGCTACTTTGAAATTGGTAAAACAACTAGCACTTATGCTTACCCAACATTTAATTTTATATACCAATTTAACAGTGGTGATTTTCTTGAGTTAGATATGTATCACGATCAAGGTTCAACAATGGCTACGTATCCACCATCTCAAGCTATAGGCTTTTTCATGAGCGGATTTAGAATAGGATAGGAGAATAAAATGAGTATATCACAAGCACTACAAGAACTAGGCATTAAAGAATGGGTACTTCGTGGTGAGCCAACCACAGAGGCTGAGTTTAACGAAATGTTCCGCAAAGTCACAGGCGTTGATGCAGCATCAGCAGCTATTGAAAGCAGCAACCCAAGTGACTGGGGTACAACTTGGTCAGCGGTCAAAGCAAAGTCTGATGAGCTAAAGGCAGCAGAGCCTATGAAGCTACTCCGTGCAGAGCGTGATAAACGCCTTGCAGAAGTAGACTGGTGGGCTTCAAGCGACCTTACAATGAATTCAGCTCGTACAACTTATCGTCAAGCATTACGTGACATTACTAGTAGTGCAACCAGCTTAGACGATGTAACTTGGCCTACGAAGCCGGCATAAGAAAACTAAGGAAGATATAATGAGTAGAGTACGAGACATAACGAAATTCTTAGAAGAAACACGTAAGACTAATACTAATTTAAAAGCGTTACGTCCTTCTACTACTTCTACTATTGATTCAGCTGCGGTTCTTGTAATGAAGTCTGCATCTGGAATGTCAGTGTTTTCTACACTTGATTCATTACCTGTAACAAGTTTAACTACCGGCCAACAAGCATATGTAACTGAAAACTCAAGAATATACATTTCAAATGGAAATGGTTGGTATAACGTAGCAGTAGTTAATGCCACACCATCACTCACACTAAGCTCATCCGGTACTATTGCTTTGACTGCTGGAGCTGCTACAACTATTACAATGACAGCTACCGATTCTGATAATGATAACGCTAATCTAGTTTTATCACTCGAATCTGGCGGAGATCTATTTAAATTTGCTACGGTATCTCAGGATTCGTCGGTTGTAACAATAACACCAAGAACACAAGATTCCGCAACAGCACTAGGATCAGATGGATCGGCAACGTTGACATTTAAAGCCAGTGACGGTGTTAACCAAGCCACAGTGCAGAATACGTTTACACTAACGTTTACATTAGATTGGTCTTCTGTTACATCTTTAACTGGTGTGGGTTCAGACGCTGCACAGGGTAATCAATTTGGAAATAATCACAAAATTCCAGTCAATTCAGATGGTACGGTTTTTGCTGTAGGAGGAGCAGAAGGCTGGACAGTTGTTAGAAGGACTGGGTCAAGTTTAGCTTTTGATACGAGTTCTGGTAGTAACAGCAGTTATTCAGGACTTATGTACTGGGGAAGTAGAGCAGCTGACCCGGAAAGCTGCTGCGGAATAAATTCTGCTGGTAATAGATTGCTAATCGGAAATCCTCTCGATAATACAGCTGGTACCAGCTTCGGATCATTCGCTATATTTACAGAAAGTAGTGGTACATGGACTCAGGCTCAAACAGTAAACGGATCGGCTGAAAACTATTTTGCTAATGGCGGCGACATGTCTGCCGATGGTAATTATGTGGCCATAGGACAGAGTAAACAAGGAGTCGAAAGTGGAATAATTGTGTATAAGTGGGGTGGCTCAAGTTATTCATCTGAAGCAACAGTAAGTAGGCCTACGAACTATTCCGGCGGGGGCAGAAATTTTGGTCAACACATTGTATTATCTTCTGATGGATCATACATGTTAGTTTCAGATCCGGCTTACGGTAATACTTCTTACGGTAGAGTTTATGTTTACAAAAGAACAGGCACAAGCTGGAGTTTAGATGCTACAATTGGTACTGGTTCTAATAACTATGAAAATTTTGGTAAATTCATCGCTGCTAACTCAGATGTGACAGTCATAGCTGCTACATCATCTTCTTTTAATACAAATACAGGATATTGTAAAGTATACTCTAGACCGAGTAACACAAGCAGCAGCTGGTCACTTCAAGCTACAGTAACACAACCAACACCTTCAACTAGTTCATATTTTGGTAGTATTTGTACTTTAGACAGTACCGGTACCATATTAGTTGTTGGAGGTAGACCTTGGCATGTAGGTACTCACCCACTGAAATACAAGACTAGATTATACACTTATCAATATGCAGATGGTTCATGGACCAATAAAAATACTATAATATCTGCTACTACAGCACAAGGTCCATTTGACGGCGTTGGTATTTCTTCAGACGGTAAATATATTGCCGGTGGTGATATGGATCATGAAAAATTTCAAGTCTTTACACCGAGTTAAGAATTATAAATAGGTAAAAAGGAAAAGGCATGTCTTCTATTAATAGAAAATTAGCAAATCTCATAACGAGTACTGGAGATGTTACAAGTGCTGCTTTAGACAATGCCGCTAGTATGCAAGTATTTAATTCCGTTGACTCACTTCCTACTACTGGTTTGTCATCAGGAGATCAAGCATTTGTAGAATCAGCCGGCAATGCAGGAACAAGTAGATTATATATTTCAAATGGATCTGGTTGGTTTAATGTAGCATTAGTCAATGCCACACCTAGATTAACACTAAGTAGTGATGGTACAATTGCATTGTCTTCTGATGGTACACCTACTACCATCACAATGACTGCTCTAGACTCTGATAATGCAAGTGCTAATTTAACACTATCATTAGAATCCGGTGGTGATCTATTCAAGTTTGCCACAGTATCTCGGGATTCAAGTGTAGTAACCATTACTGCACGATCAGAAGATTCCGCAACAACACTAGGATCTGACGGATCTGCAACACTTACTTTTAAAGCGACCGATGGTATAAGTATTGCATCTGTACAGAATACATTTACAGTAGCATTCTCAGTTGCTAATTCTCGATATTCTACTCTATTAGCAAAAGCAGATACAGGAGGTACAGATAATCAGGTCGATGCCTCGACTAGTACACATGCTCTTACCGAAACTGGTCCCATAACTTCAGCAGCTTTTTCACCATATCATCCCGGTGGTTATAGTGCATACTTTGATGGTAATGGTGATTATCTTGGAATTCCTGATGATAATGGATTTGAACTTGACGGCGACTTTACCATTGAATGTTGGTTCTATAGAAGTGCTGTGGTATCTGGAACATATTGTTCAATAATTGGTGGTAATGGAAGCAGTAGTAATGGATGGGCTATTTACATTACCAATTCGAATGGAACAATATCATTTTTCCATAGTAGTTTTTTATTAACTTATGCAGAAAACGTAGCAAGTAATACTTGGTACCATGTAGCAGTAACACGATCTGGCACAAGTTTAAAACTATTTGTTAATGGTGCTGAAAGACATGCAGTAACAAATAGCACTACATTCAATCAAAACGATGCAAATACTGGAACAAGGATAGGTTATGACATTGGAGCGAATGGTTATTTCAATGGTTATATAAGAGATGTAAGAGTTGTTAAGGGAACAGCAGTTTATACATCTGCATTTACACCACCAACTTCATCTCTTACAGCAATAACAAATACATCATTATTAGCATGTCATCTCCCTTATATTGCTGATGGATCAACTAATTCACATACTTTAACTGTTGCAGGTAATACTCAAACACGAAGATTTAGCCCATATAATTATCTCGGTTATACAAAAGCAGATCATGGTGGTTCTGTATACTTTGATGATGCTGCTAATACTTATATGGTCACTGGGCCCAATAATCACGCTGACTTTGGATTTGGTACCGGTGATTGGACAGTTGAGATGTGGATCTGGGTTCCATCTGGTTATACACAAGCAAATAATTATATTGTTGATATTGGCGTGAATGGACTAATTTTCCGTATAATAAATAATAAATTTACTTATACAAACTCAACTTTAGGATATTCTGGTGATCTAATTAGTACAGGTGCTGACTTTATAAATAATACGTGGCATCACATGGCTGTATGTAGAATTAGTGGCACAACAAAAATGTACATGAATGGAAAAGAAACTGCTAGTGTAGCAGATACTCACAATTCTTCTTCAACAAAGGTTTGGTTTGGTCGATACGGCGGAAGCGTTTCCTATCAGTATACTGGTTATGTAAGTGACGTGAGACTTGTTAAGGGAACTGGCGTTTATACAGATAACTTTACACCACCAACTCAACCTTTGACTGCAATTACAAATACTGTATTACTTACATGTACAAATAAAAATAGCATTTGGGAAACTGTAAATGGCAAGCAATTTACTATAGTAGGTACTGGACCAACAGTAAGTGATACTCAAAGAAAATTTACTACTTCTTCCGCTTTACATTTTAATAGTAGTAGTGGTAATTACCTTTTAAAAGATCTTGGTGAAACAATAGGAACAAGAGATTTTACCGTTGAAGCTTGGGTTTATCCTACGTCAACCGGCGCGCAGCATGTGTTTCAGATTTCAAACCAAACTGCTGGACATCAAGCCATAACTTCACAAAACACGCAAATTGGAATTGGATTAAACAACGGTAAATGGCGATATGGGACTACGGGTGGGAATGCTGGTTATCAGCATACAACAGCTGATGTAGTCACTAATACATGGCATCACGTTGCTTATGTTAGAACTGGTGGTTATTCAAAACTATATCTAAATGGAACTGAAATTCATTCTAATGCTGATACAGCTAATTATAGTGCCAGATATTTAGCATATGGTGTTGGACATCAATCTAATAATATGTGGTCCGGTTATACACAAGATCTTAGAATTTCTTTAGATTATGCTAGGTACACGAGTAACTTTACACCGCCTGATTCAACGTTTGAAGGATAAAAAAAATGAGTAGATCAAGAGACATAGCATCAATACTCGGCGCAACTGAAGCAGAAAATACCACTAACATTTCTCTTGGTGCTGGAGGCGGCGGTGGAAGTGTAAAGCTATATCCTTTAGTTGATAGTGCTGAAGGGTTGGCATTAGTTGATTCCTCTGCATTATCATCTGGAAATTTAGCATATGCAGAAAAATCAAACACATTAGCAGTATGGAATGATTCTGATGGAGGTTGGTATAAAATTACAACCGGAGGAAATTTAATTGGTGGTCCTGTAGCTGCGTCAGGCGGAGACACTGTTGTAGAAAGCAATGGATATAAAATTCACACGTTTACCCAAACCGGCACATTTGTAGTTACAGCTGGCGGTGATATAGAATATGTTGTTATTGGCGGCGGTGGCGGCGGTGGAGGTAAAGGCGGTGGAGGCGGCGGAGCTGGCGGATATCGTTCGAACGTTGTAGGAGAAAAAAGTGGAGCTAATTCTGCAGTAGAATCTACAAGAACTATGGTCGAAGGTTCATTTTCAGTTATAGTTGGTGCTGGTGGCGCCGGCGGTACAAGTGGAAATCCTGGTGTTACTGGACAAAATACAGTATTTGATACTATAACATCATTAGGCGGCGGAGGAGGTGCAGATCAAGGTGGTGGTAACACAGGCCTTTCTGGCGGATCTGGTGGTGGAGGTGGTAAAGATGGAGGTACTGGTGGTGCCGGCACAGCTGGACAAGGACGCGCAGGAGGAACATCACAGGGCGGTAGCGGATTTGCTGCAGGTGGAGGAGGAGGAGCTGATTCTGTCGGTGAAGTTGGCTTGACTAGCGAAGTTGCGGGTGATGGTGGAATTGGTATACAGTCGGCAATTTCTGGTACTTTAGTATATAGAGCCGGCGGAGGTGGTGGTGGTACTAACTCAACCGATGCTGCTAAACGAGGTTTAGGCGGATCTGGTGGCGGTGGCAATGGTGGATTAAACAATTCAGCACCAGTTGCTGGAACAGTAAACACTGGAGGTGGTGGAGGAGGCGGTTCTTGGTCTACCAATGATACCGGCGCTGCTGGTGGTTCAGGCATAGTTATAATTAGATATCCGACTAGTTAAGGAGTAACATGGGACATTTTGCTAAAGTATTAAATAATAAAGTTACAGACGTAATTGTTGCTGAGCCAGAGTTTATCGATAATTATGTAGATAACTCGCCTGGGCAGTGGATTCAAACATCTTATAATACTCATAACGGTGTGCATGATTTAGGTGGTATTCCGTTAAGACAAAATTTTGCAGGAGTGGGTTGGAACTATAATGATAGTGCAGATGTTTTTTATGCACCTAAGCCAGATAGCGATTGGACTCTAAATAAAACTAGTTGGGTTTGGGAAGCTAATGATTAAAGAAGATAAAACTTCTAATGCTTAGAATTTATGCTTTAATATTTGTCATAGCAATCTTAGGTGGTGTAGCATATAGCGCTAAATACTATTATGACACTACACAAAATAAGATTGCAATCCTTACTGAAAACAATGCACAACTCGAAGTTGCAGTACAAACTGCATCTGCGAGTTTAGATGCAGCAATCGAAAATCAAGAAAAATTAGGAGCACTCAATAAATCTCTACAAGTAGATTTACAAAAGGCTGAACAATATGGAGATAGTCTCCGTGATAAATTACAACAACTGAATCTAGTCAAAGATGCACTGACTGATGCAAAAGACTTAGAAGGTAGAATGAATGGTGCAACTGCTAAAATTTGGCGTGAAATTACTACCGATACCGGTGGCGATGGTGGCCGTCCTATTCCTAACTGGCTGCAGCAGTCTAAGGCTGCCAGCGGAAGTGAAGACAGTAACCAAGATCGAAAAAGTAGTAATACCGACAGTAGCACGACCGAAGCCAGTACAACTCAATGATGTCCGAGTTTACGTAGTAAACAAAGAGATCTATGAAGAATTCGTACAAGAGTTTACCGAAGAAAACGGTGAACTTGCCTTTGTTGCATTATCAATGAAAGACTATGAAAACTTAGCTCTTAATATTGCAGAGCTTCGAAGATATATTAATCAACAAAAAAATATTATTGTATATTACGAAGAAGCTGTAACAGATAAGGAGAAAGAAGAATGATGTCTTTCATTATAGATCAACTTATAACATGGTGGCAGTTTACCGTAGTCGGTATTCTTATTATTATTGGTTGGCTCATCAATAAACTTGGTGTAGACCAAGACGAAGAGCTTATTGGATTCGAATATAATGTGATGCCAAAGCTAAGACCGATTCCTATAGCAACAGCCGGTAAAGGTTTCTGGGGTGCAATATGGATGTGGTTGATGGGTACACGTCATTGGGAAGTTGCTGATGATTGGGCATTTAAGATTGCAGGAGAAGGATATATAATACCACAAGGATTCCAATTTGATGGTGCATCAATTCCAAAATTTTTACATACATGGTTATCACCAACAGGAGTTTTGTTAATGGGTGGTCTTGTGCATGACTATGCATATAAGTATGAAACTCTATTACGATCTGGTCAAAAAGAAACAATGGGAGTAATTGATCAGAAGAAGGCCGATGAAATATTTAGAGATATTAACATCGAGCAAAATGGTTTCCATTTCCTTAATAACCTTGCTTATTGGGCACTACGTATTGGTGGCTTTATGGCATGGAATGGACACCGTAAACGTAACTGTAAAATCGAAGGACTCAATGAGTTTAACGAAAAAAAATTGTTAGGAGAGTAGCATGACAAGTTGGATAAATAATAGAGTAGCAGAAAGAACATCGTGGGACGGCGCAGCACTTATTGCTGTAGGTGTTGTAATTTTATTTGCCGGACCCTTTGCAAAAATCGCAGCATACGCAGCTATAGCTTATGGTGCATGGACAGTATGGAAATCGGAGTAGAACTTAAAAATGGATAGAATTGAAACACAAAGAGATGAAATGTTACACGCAGTTGAGCATTATGCAGCTGGTAATATTGCGATTCATAAAATGAATGTTGAAGTATACCTTGCTAATCCAGCTGGTATCGGTGAACACTCAGATGTTACTGAAGCCGTAGTAGCAGAAATGGAAAAGATTGCTCGTTGGCAAGATGTAATAGATACGATTAATCATCATTTTCGCTTTTACGATTAAAAAGAAAATATTTTTACCAAAACGCAGTCTTTACAGCCATTTTAGGGGTTTACAAAGATTGCGTTTTGATATATAATAGTACCAATAAATTAAATCAGCTATATGTTAGGACAGAGGTATGCAAACACCGTTTGTAGACACCAGAGAGTTTTTATCGCAAACTAAATTTTACGAAGGATACTCTCGGTTTAAAGAGACCGGTAACGGCGGTTATGAGTCATGGGATGAATCGGTAGATCGAGTTATTACCATGCATGAAGAAAATTATAATGAAGCCGCAGATAAATTGGGCCCGTATTTGCAAGAAGCTCGTACTGCTTATAAAGAGCAAAGGGTACTAGGCGCACAACGAGCTTTACAGTTTGGTGGTGAACAACTACTTAAACATCAAATGCGCATGTATAATTGCACATCATCTTATGCTGATCGCGCAGAATTCTTTGGTGAGTTCTTTTATATTCTATTATGTGGTGCTGGTGCTGGATTTTCTGTACAACAACATCACGTAGCTAAATTTCCACAAATTCAAGGAAGGACTAAGCAAGCTAAGGGTTATATTGTAGAAGACTCTATTGAAGGTTGGGCTTCAGCCCTCGACGTGTTGATGTCTTCTTACTTTGTATCTGGTGGTAAGTTCCCAGAGTATGAAGGCCGTAGAGTATTCTTTGATCTAACTAATATTAGACCAAAGGGTGCTAAAATTTCAGGTGGATTTAAAGCTCCTGGGCCAGAAGGTTTACGTAAAGCATTGGATAAGATTGAACTCTTATTGCAAAATCAAGTTATTGATTCAAAAGAACCTGTTAAACTAAAACCAATTACTGTATACGACATCTGCATGCATGCGGCTGATGCAGTATTATCTGGTGGTGTTCGTCGTTCAGCTACTATTTGTTTGTTCTCACCAGAAGATGATGAGATGATGAATGCAAAAACCGGTAACTGGTTTATGGATAACGCTCAACGCGGTAGATCTAATAACTCAGCAGTGATTGTTCGTGATGAGGCAACACCTGAAATGTTTGCTAAGATTATGGAATCAGTGAAATCATTTGGTGAGCCAGGATTCTACTTTACAACTTCAAAAGAACATACAACTAATCCTTGTGTTGAGATTGGAATGTATCCACAATACGAAGGTGAGTCTGGATGGCAAGGTTGTAACCTTACAGAAATCAATGGTGGCATGTGTAAAACACCAGAAGATTTTTATCTAGCATGTAAAGCTGGTGCTATACTTGGTACACTACAAGCAGGTTATACAGACTTTAAGTTTCTTTCTCCAGTATCTAAAAAGATCTTTGATCGTGAAGCATTATTGGGTGTATCAGTTACTGGTTGGATGAACAATCCTGAAGTACTCTTTGATGCTAAGGTTCTTGAAAAAGGAGCTAAAATTGTTAAGAAAATTAATAGAGAGGTTGCTGCTATCATTGGCATTAATCCTGCTGCTCGGACTACATGTGTTAAACCAAGCGGTAACGCAAGCGTCCTCTTACAAACAGCAAGTGGTATCCACGCCGAACATTCCCCAATGTACATCCGTAACATCCAAATGAATAAAGAATCTGAAATTACGCAATCGATTATCAAATCAAATCCGTATATGGTTGAAGAATCAGTATGGTCTGCTAATGGTACTGATGTAGTAATTTCGTATCCTATTGTACCACATAAAGGTTCAATGTATAAGGATGATCTTATTGGTGTTAAACATCTTGAGCTCGTTAAGAAAGCTCAAAAGCATTGGGTTATTGCTGGTACAAATGAAGAGCTATGTGCTGATGAAGGTATCCGTCATAATGTATCAAATACAATTATTGTAGATGATTGGGATGAAGTAGAAAAATATGTATTTGAGAATCGGTATTCTTTCTCAGGTATTTCATTCCTTAGTATGTCAGGTGATAAAGATTACAACCAAGCACCAAACACTGCAGTGATTGATGAAAAGCAAATGGTAAAGCTATATGGAGCCGCATCAATCTTTGCATCAGGCTTAGTAGTAGATGCTATGAAAGTATTCCCTAACTTGTGGGATGCTTGTTCTACTGCTCAAGGTATGGGAATGGACATTAGTCTAGAATCATCAGAAAACTCAGCACGGCAAGATTGGGTACGCCGGTTTGAAAACTTTGCAAATAACTATCTAGACGGCGATATTAAGAAAACAGAATATTGTTTAAAAGATGCTTACCTTATGCACAAATGGAATAAGATTCAGCAATATTTGCAAATGCCAAATTGGAATCATGATTTGACAGAACAAGTATTTACTGATGTAGATACTATGGGTGCTGCTGCCTGTGCAGGCGGAGCCTGTGAAATTGACTTCTAGTCCGTGTATTCAAGTCTGTACTATTATAGATGAATATTGTATTGGTTGTGGTAGACATTCTGAAGAAATAACAGAATGGCTTACTGCAACCAACGAAAGAAAAACACAAATCCTAGAAAGGATTGAGAGTGATAGATCACAGAATTGAATGCGAGGAATGTGAAAATACATCTTTTGTAGGAAGCTTTGAAGAACCAATGTATTGTCCGATTTGCGGTAGAAGAGCAGTAATTCAGCTAGTAAAAGAAGAAGATGACTACTGGCAAGACGATGAATAAATACATGTATGTGGTATTATAAAAATGAACAATATGAATATACACCCGAAGAGTTCCAAGGATTTGTTTATCTCATCACAGAACTGGATACAGATAAGAAATATATCGGTAAAAAGAACTTCTGGAGGCCTAAGACATTACCAAAGAAT